GTGCCCTTAGAAGACCGGTGGGCAAAGTATGATTCCCGATTTTCCCCGAGCGAAGCGGACTAACTAAGAAAAACTATGGCTAAAGCGAAGGAGAGCAGAGTGAGGAATTATATTCTGGACTATTACCAACAAATCAAGGACGGCAGCATTGTAGTCGGTGAATACGTGATGCAGGCCTATGAATATGTGGTGAATGGTCTTGAACATAAAGAAATCCTGTATGTTCCGAAGCGAGCCAATCATGCTATCAACTGGATCGAGAAGAACTGTTACCACACAGAGGGCGATCTGGCTACCAAACGCATAAAGCTGGAACTGTGGCAGAAGGCTTTTCTTTCTGTCATGTTCGGCATCACCGATCAGAAGGGCAAACGACAGTTCCGTGAGTTCTTCCTGGTCATCGGTCGTAAGAACGGCAAGACACTGCTGGCCGCATGTATAGCGAAGTACATCTGGAAGACAGGCGGCTTCGGCACCAGAGTTTACAACATTGCGCCGAAACTCGATCAGGCTTCTCTTGTGTATGACAGCATCTGGAACATGGTGCTGATAGATCCGGATTATCAAGAACGGAAGGCAGAGATAGATGCACTCCGGAAGGAATCACACGGCAAGGTCGATGACAGTGGTCTTGAGAAGCATCGGCAGACAGATCTGTACATCGCTTCCCTTAATTCCACAGTTAAGAAGATTGCATTCTCGGCGAAAAAGAGTGATGGTTTCAATCCTTCGCTCACTATCGCCGATGAAGTTTCATCCTGGGAAGGCGATTCCGGTCTGAAGCAGTACGAAGTTCTTAAGTCCGGCATGGGTGCCAGATCCGAATCGTTTCTGATCGCTTGCACCACATCCGGATATGTCAATGACTCGATCTACGATGAACTCTTCAAACGATCTACACGTTTCCTGAAGGGTGATTCGAAAGAAAAGAGACTGTTTCCTCTGCTGTATGTCATCGACGACATAAACAACTGGAACGATATCAACGAACTGGCGAAGAGCAATCCGAATCTCGGTGTTTCTATTTCGGTGGACTATCTGATCGAAGAGATAGCCATCGCTGAAGGTTCTCTAAGTAAGAAAGCGGAGTTCCTTACCAAGTATTGCAACATCAAGCAGAATTCTTCCTTGGCATGGCTCGATGCGCAGACCGTCGAGAAGGCCTGTGGAGAGCCGCTACGCCTCGAAGATTTCCGAGGCTCCTATTGTATTGGCGGCATAGACTTGTCGCAGACAAGGGACTTGACGGCCTGTACAGTGGTCATTCAGAAGAAAGACAAGTTGTATGTATTCGCCAAGTTCTTCCTGCCGGCTGAAAGGATTGATGAAGCCACGGAGCGTGATGGTATTCCGTACCAAGCGTTTATTCAGCGTGGTCTCCTGCAGCCATCCGGCGAAAACTTTATAGATTACAAGGACGCTGAAAACTGGTTCACCAGTCTGATCAGCGATTATGAGATATACCCACTGCAGATAGGGTACGACCGTTATTCTGCTCAGTATCTTGTCCAGGATATGAAAGCCTATGGATTCCATATGGACGATGTTTTCCAGGGCGAAAACTTGTATCCGGTCATCCAGGAAGTTGAAGGACTTCTGAAGGATGGAAAGATCTGCATCGGCGACAACGATCTGCTGAAGATCCATCTGCTGAACTCGGCAGTGAAGATGTCCGTTGAAAGAGGCCGTGGCAAACTGGTGAAATTGTCGCCGCATGACCACATCGACGGCGTGGCCAGTCTTCTGGATGCCTTCACAGTGCGGCAAAAATATTGGAATGAGATCAGCGGCCAGCTGATGAATGAGAGGTGAAAAAATGGGACTGCTGGATAAACTGTTTCCCAAAAAACACGAAGTGATTCAGCCGGGCGGCTACTTCAAACTACTGAATGGTTACACTCCGGTGTTCAGGACATGGGATGGTGAACTATACGAATCGGAACTGGTTCGTGCGGCGATAGATGCCAGATCGAGACACATAAGCAAGATGGATGTCCGGATCGACGGAGCTGCCAAACCAAAGCTGCAGACAAAACTAAGTAAAAGACCGAATGATTTCCAGACCTGGAGTCAGATGCTATACAGGCTGAACACTATCCTGGACATGAAAAACACGGCTTTCCTGCTGCCGGTATATGACGATCTCGGCGATGTCACAGGAATCACAACTGTGTACACAGAATACTGGGATCTGTTGGATGTCCGAGGCACGCCGTGGGTTCGGTTCTATTTCGATTATGGTCAGTCCACTGCGGAAGAACTGAGCCGGATCGGAATTCTGACAAAGTTCCAGTATAAAAACGATCTATTCGGAGAAGAGAACAAAGCACTGAACGACACGATGGACTTGCTGAACATTCAGAAGCAGGGCATTTCCGAAGCGGTGCAGTCATCTGCCAGCTTCCGCTTTATGGCACAGGCTTCGAACTTCACGAAGTCTGAAGATCTTGAAAAAGAGCGTAAACGCTTCTCGAAGAACGGCATCAGAGGCAACAAAGACGGATTCCTGCTGTTTCCGAACACTTACCAGAACATTCAGCAGATTAATTCGCAGCCGTTCACCGTTGATGCTGAACAGCAGAAGCTGATCCAGACGAATGTGTTCAATTACTTCGGAGTGAATGAAGATGTTCTGCAGAATTCAGCCCTGGGCGATTCAATGGATGCCTTCTTTAACGGCGCAATCGAGCCGTTCAGCATTCAGCTGAGTGAAGTATTAACCAAGATGTTATTCACTCCGTCTGAGCAGTCACACGGCTCCACAGTGTACGTTACAGCCAACCGGCTCCAGTATATGCCGGTATCTCAAAAGATCAGCATGGCGAAAGAACTGGGCGATCGTGGAATGATTCTGATCGACGAAGCGAGAGCACTGTTTAACTATCCGCCTCTGCCGGATTCACAGGGACAGCACGCCCCAATCAGAGGCGAGTTTTATATGGTAGGAGAAGAACATGGAAACGAAGATGAATGAAAGAGAATACCGTAACTTTGCAGAGATCCGTTCAGAAGAATCAGCAGAGTACAGAGTGGAAGGTTATGCTTCCACGTTCGAACCTTATGAGATGTGTGAAATCGAAGGTGAAAAATACTTCGAACGCATCGAACCGACAGCATTTGATGAATGCGATATGTCGGATGTGGTCTTGAGAATTGACCACGCTGGGGCTGTATATGCCCGTACATCGGCAGGAACATTGCTCGTCAATACTGATGAACATGGTCTGCATACAGAGGCTGATCTGAGCCGCACAGCGAACTCTAGAGCGTTGTACGACGAGATCAAAGCCGGAAACTATCCTCAGATGTCATTCTGCTTTACCGTTCCGGAAGGCGGTGACCACTTCGACAAGGACAGTCGCACACGTGTCATCGAGCGGATCGGTAAGCTGTATGATGTTTCGCCGGTATCCTTCCCGGCGAATCCGACAACTGAACTTCATGCCAGAGCTCTGGAGTATTTCAACGGAGAGATTGAAAAACTCAAGGCGGAGAGACCTATGGAAGAGACCGAGGCACTGGAACCAGTTGAGGAGAGGACTGAACAGGAGGAAACAGCCGAAGTCCCGGAAGAGACTGCCGAAACAGAAGAGCGCAGTGCGGAGACTGCCGAAGCCGTCGAAGAGACAGAAGACAGAAAGGCAGAACAGTTCGCAGAATACCGTGCCCTTCAGCAGCAGGTGGTTGATGGAGACATTGGCACAGTGGTTGAAACCCACAGAGAGGAAAAGAAAATGGAAGAAAGAAAATTCACACCGGATACACCGGAATACAGAGATGCTTTCTACGCCGTAATCGGCGACTATGCTACACCGGAACAGCGTGCTATCGTTGTCGACTCTACTGCTCCGGGTGATGGCGATGCTATCGCTATCCCGAAGACGCTGGATGAAAAGATTTGGGACAACATCCACACAGCACATCCGATCCTGGCTGACATTTCCACAGTTCGCTCTGGCGTTGCTATGGAAGTCACAAAGCACACAGCCATTGCTGTTCGCACAACTAAGAAGCTCGACAGTGCTGCTACTCCGGCAGAAGAAGCAAACACCTTCGTCAAGGTCGTCCTGTATGGTTACGACTATGAGAAGTATGTCCAGCTGACATATGCAGAAGCAAAGATGTCCCAGGGTGCTCTGGAAGACTATCTGGCTGAAGAAATCGCAGCTGAACTCGGAGAGGCACTGGCAAAGGATGTATTTGCTCAGGTTCTTGCAGATGCTGGTAATGGCCAGAAAGTCACAGCTACATCAGATCTGTTTGCTGACATTAAGGCTGCTCTGGCTCTGGCTACAGGCGCAGGCACTCCGGTTATCTATGCACCGTCTACTTCTTACTTTGAGATCGTCGGTGCAATCGCTCAGGGTTCTCCGTTCAACATCGCTGCTACACTGGGCTGCACTGTAAAACTGGACAACGCTGCCACAGGCGTTACCATTCTCGATCCGAAGAAGTTCGTTCTGAACATGGTACAGGATGTCATGATCGAATCCGACAGAGACATCAAGGCTCACAAGGTCATTGTATCCGGTTACCTCCGTGCTCAGGGCACACTGAGACACAACAAGGCAGCTGCTTACATTGCCTAAGCAAACTGATCAGAGGCAGGGGTAAAACTCTGCCTCTTTTCACTAGAAGGAGGCCGCATGGACGATACATTATCTAAAGTTAAAGATGCTCTTGGAATTACTGAAGACGATCGGGATTCCTATATTTTAGGCTTGATAAATGCCGCTATGATCGATCTCGGCATTGCAGGAGTTGATGGCGAAGATGCTGTGATCAGCAACGACATGGTTCTCCTTGCGGTCGAAATCTTTTGCAACATGCATGGTGACTTTGGTATGAATCCGGCAGATGCCGACAGACTCAAAAGGAGTTATGACGAACTGAAAGCCCAGCTCAGTATGGCTTCAGGTTATACGCTCTGGGAGAGGTAATACCGATGAACAGAAACAAGGTTGTCTATCTCGTTTCTGAAACATACGAAAGAAACGAGTACGGCGTTTATATTTCAAGCGAAACAAAGAGAAAGATCTATGCAAATGTGACAAGCGTTTCTGCTGATGAATGGTTTGAGGGAGGCCGCAACGGCCTTAACCCGGAACTTCGGATGGAAGTCTTTGCTCCGGAATACCACGGCGAGGAAATCGTAGAGTACAAAGGTCAGAACTATGCGATCTATCGCACATACATGACCAAGTACAATACGGTCGAACTGTATGTTCAGAAGAAGAAAGGCGAGCAGAATGGCAATAACAATTAAGTCTGATCAGTTAGCCACTGCCGTCAATAACATTCTTCTGGAATATGGTGACGAAGCAAAAGAGATCCTTGAAGATACCATTTCCAAGACTGCCAAAGACGCTACCAAGCAGTTAAAGACTGCCGGCAGTTTCGGAGGCACAGGAAAGTATAAAAAAGGATGGTCTTCCAGGATAGAAAAGAAACGTGTTGCTGTTGAAGCTGTGGTATATAACTCTGCAGCTCCGGGGCTGGCACATCTTTTGGAATTCGGTCACGCAAAGCAGAACGGAGGAAGGACACAGGCCTTCACTCATATCGCACCGATTAACGATCAGGTGCAGGAGGATGTCGTCCGGAGATTGGAAGAGAGGTTAGGCAGATGAATTTTAGAGATATCGAAAATATGATTTTTGAGATAGGGCTGCCATATGCCTACTATTCATTCCCGGAGAAAGAAGCACCGGCTCTGCCTTACGTGCTTTTTTATTATCCGTCGATGACACCGGAGACAGCCGGTGATACGCATCACGCACAGATCTATTCTTTGAATGTTGAATTATACACACGAAACAAAGATTTCAGCGTTGAATCCGCAGTCGAAAACGTCCTGCTTAATGCAGGTATGGTATTCACCAAGGAAGAAACGTATTTAAATGACGAACATATGTTCGAAGTACTCTATCTAATGGAGGTAATTATAGATGGGTAGAATCAGATATGGTTTTTCTAACCTGTATTATGCTCTGGCGACGGACGACGGAAACGGTACGCTTACCTATGCCACACCGGTGAAAATTCCCGGCGCAAAGGGCATGACCATGACACCGGCAGGAACCGATGTTTCTGAACCGGCAGATAACACCACGTGGTTTAGCACATCCACCAACGATGGTTATACCGGCTCGATCGAGTTTGAAGACACAGAAGAAGCAGATGCATTCCTGGTTGCAGTCCTGGGCATGACGAAGGATGCCACTTCCGGCCTTACTGTTGAAAAGTCCAGCGATGACCACAGGGAATTCGCTATTCTTGGCCAGATGCAGCTTGCCGGCGGAACAGAGACAGGCAAGCGTGCTTGCTTCTACAGATGCACAGCATCCCGCCCGGAGATTGCTGCACAGACGAAGGAAGTCGGCGGTCTGACTGTCGCCACAAATACAGTCAATATCACAGCACTGCCGAGAATTAGCGACGATGCCGTTAAATCCACAGCAGTCAGCACTGATTCGGCATATTCCAGTTTCTTCACTGCAGTGCCGGAGAACTAAGAATTAACACAGGAGGGAATTTATGAGAGATACAGTCACCATTGCCGGAAAGCCTGTCGAGTTAAAGGCAACAGCATCAACCATCAGAAAGTATCGTGCCTGGTTCAACCGGGATCTTCTTGCTGATTTCAAGAAGGTGCAGAGTGCCTTTGAGAAAGATGGCGAAGTAACAGGCGAGATCTTCGAACTGGTTGAAAACCTGACTTATGTCATGGCAAAGCAGGCCGACCCGACCATTCCCAGCATTGACGAGTGGCTGGATCAGTTCGAAACATTCCCGATCTCAGAGTTTGCGGTGCAAGTGGTGATGCTTTGGGTATCATCCATGCAGTCGCTTTCTCAATCAAAAAACGTGTGAGGCCGTCGGCTCGTCCTGAGTCTACGGCCTTACTTTTATTACGTTGCACACAAATAGGCCTTTCCATGTCGGATCTGGACGAACTGACATTGGGAATGGTCTACGACATATTTACAGAAAGAGCGAACGATGAATACGAATGGGGAGAACTTCCCACAGCTGAAGACATCGCTAATTTCTAGGAGGTAAAATGGCTGGAAACAGAATAAAAGGAATCACTATAGAGATTGGCGGAGATACTACCAAGCTCACCGATTCGCTTAAGGGTATCGATAAGTCAATTAAAAATACACAGTCGCAGCTGAAGGATGTCGACAAACTTCTCAAGTTGGACCCAAAGAATACGGATCTGCTGAGACAGAAACAGGAGCTGCTGGCTAAACAGATCAAGAACACCAAGGAACGCTTGGGTGAGTTAAAGAAAGCCCAGGAGCAGATGGATACGAACGGAGTTGACAAGAACTCTGATCAGTATCGTGCGCTGCAGCGTGAGATCATCGAATGTGGTAATGCCCTTGAAGATCTCCAGAAGCAACAGAACGCATTCAATCCATCCGTCCAAGCCTTCGGTGTGAAGATGGGCGAACTGTCGGAGAAGACAAAAGGACTCTCGACCGCTGCTCTAGGTGTCGGCACTGCAATGCTTGGCATGGCATATAAGGCAGGAACTACTGCCGATGATTTACTGACACTTTCACGGAACACTGGCATCAGCATCGAGGAACTTCAGAAGATGCAGTATGCATCCGACCTTGTCGATGTCAGCATGGATCAGATGACTGGTTCTCTGACCAAGATGGTCAAACAGATGGCTTCCGGTAACAAAGCCTTTGAAACACTGGGAGTTTCCATCACCGATGCCGATGGCAATATGCGTGATGCAACGGATGTATGGTATGAATCCCTAGCAGCCTTGAGTAAAGTCGAGAACGGCACACTGCGTGACCAGTTAGCCATGGAACTGTTCGGCAAATCCGCTATGGAATTAAGCGGTATCGTTGACGATGGCGGTGCGGCTTTAGCCGAGTACGGTCAGCAAGCTGAAGACATGGGACTTATCCTGTCGGAAGACGGAGTCAATGCGGCTGGACAATTTAACGATGCGTTAGACCAGTTAAAAGCCACTGCAACACAGTCCTTCTTTGAAGCAGGAGCAGCACTAGCCGAGTCACTCTTGCCGATGCTTGAAACACTGGTGCAGAAGGTCAGTGAGGTTCTGATTTGGTTCTCTTCACTGGATGGCAACACGCAGATGCTCATTCTGACGATTATCGGCTTGGTGGCTGCTATCAGTCCG